TACCGCCCTCTCCTACCACCCCGCCTACCGCTAACCCCGAGAGGACACCGCCATGACCATCGCCCAGCAGCTCGCCGCCGCCGAGGGCCGAATCACCGAACTCCAGATCGCCTGCGCCGACGCCACAGACCCCGACAGGCGCCGCCAGCTCGCCAACCAGCTCGACCAGGCCCGCGCCACGGTCGACCGCCTGTACGACCTGCTCCCCGCCTGACCGGCACCAACCACCCACGAGGAGACGCCATGTACTACACCGCCACCGACAAGACCGTCGGGATCCGGGACGTGACCCACTACGGCGGGATCGAACTCCACCACTGGTGGTGCGACTGCAACGCCGGCGCCGCCGAGTCGACCCGGGACATCGCCGACGAGCGGGCCCGCGAGCACGCCCGCACCTGCACCAAGTAGCCCCGTCCCGGGGCGGCCGCACCGCCTGCCAGCAAGCCGGCCGCCCCGGGCCCTCCACCCACCACAACAGCAGCAGAGGAGACCGCCATCATGGCGTACGCCGACGGCAACACCCAGCCCCAGCAGCCCCAGCCGCAGCCCGAGCCGCGCATCGTCGAACGCGGCGCCGGCATCAGCGTCCACTGGCCCGAGACGCCCCAGCCGCAGCCCGAGAGCTGACCAGCCGCTGACCAACCCGCCCGCCCAGGTCCTACCCGGGGCGGGCGGTTCCACGAGAGGAGGGGCGGCCCCACACCTGACCAAAGCCTCCCCAGCCCTACCGCATCTCCGGCAGGATGGCCGCCACCACCCAGCGGAGGAGACCCCCGTGGAGCCCTGGCACATCATCGCCCTGCTCGCCCTGCTCGTCCTCGTCGTGATCCCGACCGTCATCGTCCTCGCCGTCCGAGCCGGCCGCCGCAAGTAGCTGTCCCACCCTCGCGCCAGTCTGCTCGTGGGGTCGAGGCGGCCCGCCCCTCCCCCTGAGCGGGCCGCCCACTCCGCGGTTGGGTGGGGCACCCATACAGCCCCCGGGAGCGACGGGCCCGGGGGCTGACCCATGCCCTCCCTACCCTGCACGGCAGGAGGAGGGAACCCCATGGACGACCAGCACGACAGGCTCCGAGGCGGCAATGGCCGCTTCACCCGCGACCCCGCCACAGCCGTCAACGACGCCCGAGCTGCCCAGCTCCGCGCCAACGGCCTGTCCTACCGGCAGATCGCCGCCGAACTCGGCTTCACCCACCCGCAGTCAGCGCACGACGCCGTCGCCCGAGCCATGGCCGAGGTCATCGCCGAGCCGGCCGCCGCCGCCGTGGCCTTCGAGCTGGAGCGCCTCGACCGCGGGCTCCAGCGACTCGAAGAGGCCCGCAGCAGCGTCCAGGGTGTGCTGGACCGCGAGCACGTCACCGTGTCGCAGGGCCGCGTCGTCTACACGGACACCGGCGAGACCGTGCCGGACGACGACTGGATCCTCAAGGCCGTGGACCGGTTGATCCGTATCGAGGACGCGATCCAGCGGAACGGGGAGTCCCGCCGCCGGCTCCTCGGCCTTGACAGCCCGACGAAGACCGCCATCTCGGGTGGCCTGACGTACGAGGTCATCGGCGTCGACACGGACGCCCTGAAGTGACCACCGCCGCCCCGGCCGTGCGGCGCTACCACCCGCGCGGGGCCGCCGCCGAGGTGTTCGCCTGCCGCGCCCCGGAGGTGCTGCTCTCCGGACCGGCCGGCACCGGCAAGAGCCGGGGCTGCCTGGAGAAGCTCCACATGATGGCCCTGCTCAACCCCGGCATGCGAGGCCTGATCGTCCGCAAGACCCTCGCCTCCCTCGGCTCCACCGCCCTGGTCACCTGGCGCGAGCACGTCGCCAAGGAGGCGCTGGAACAGGGCATCGTCCGCTTCTACGGCGGCTCGCCGCAGGAGTCCCCGCAGTACAAGTACGCCAACGGCAGCGTGATCGTGGTCGGCGGCATGGACAAGGCGACCCGGATCATGTCGTCCGAGTACGACGTCGTCTACGCCCAGGAAGCTACCGAGCTCACCACCACCGACTGGGAGAACATCACCACCCGCCTCCGCAACGGCAAGGTGTCGTTCCAGCAGCTCATGGCGGACTGCAACCCCGACGTGCCGACGCACTGGCTGAAGGGCCGCTGCGACACCGGCGCCACCCTGATGATCCACTGCCGGCATGAGGACAACCCCGTCCTCTTCGACAACAACGGCAGGCTCACCGACCGCGGCGCCGACTACATCAGCAAGCTCGACGCGCTCACCGGCGTCCGCTACCAGCGCCTCCGCCGCGGGCTGTGGGTCGCCGCCGAGGGCCTCATCTACGAGGGCTGGGACCCGGCCGTCCATCTGGTCGAGCGGTTCGAGATCCCGGACAACTGGACCAGGTGGTGGACGGTCGACTTCGGGTTCACCAATCCGTTCGTCCTGCAGTGCTGGGCTGAGGACCCCGACGGCCGGCTGTACCTCTACCGGGAGATCTACAAGACCAAGACCCTGGTAGAGGACCACGCCCGCACCATCCTCCGTCTCGTCCGCAAGTGCACCAACTGCTGCGACTCGAAGGCCGGCAAGCACGACTGCCACACCTGCGACGCCTGCACCCTCACCTGGACCGAGCCCCGCCCCCGCGCCGTCATCTGCGACCACGACGCCGAAGACCGGGCCACCCTCGAACGCCACCTCGGCATGTCCACCAGCCCCGCCAAGAAGACCGTGAAGGACGGCATCCAGGCGTTCCAGTCCCGGCTGAAGGTGGCGGGCGACGGCCGGGCCCGGCTGTTCATCGTGCGGGACGCACTTGCCGAGCGGGACGCCGCGCTCGACGAGGCCAAGAAGCCCTGCTGCACGGCAGAGGAGATCGTCGGGTACGTCTGGGACGCTCAGCCCGGCAAGCCCCCCAAGGAGGTACCGGTGAAGCAGGACGACCACGGCATGGACGCCGGCCGCTACATCGTCGCCGAGCGGGACCTCGGCGGCCGACCCAACGTGAGGTGGCTGTGATCACCCGCAAGCATGCTGAGGCGATCCTGCCCGTTCTCCTCGTCCTCGTCGGTCTCGGCCTCATCTCCTACGGCCTCGGCCTCATCTACCCGCCCCTCGGGTACATCGCCGCCGGCCTGTCCTGCCTGGCGGCTGAGATGTGGCGTACAGACAAGGGTCGCACCGACAGATAGGGGATGCCGTGGCGTCGTTCCTCCGCACCCTCATCGGCCGCGCCGCCACCGCCACCCCGGTCCCGTTCTCGCCGACCCGCAGCAGCATCACCACCCCGTGGGGAGCAAGCTCCGGCCAGGCCGCCGAGATGCGCGCCATGGGCAGCGTGGGCACCCTGTTTGCGATCGTCTCCCGCCTCGCCAACGGCACGAGCCAGGTCGAGTGGCACCTGTACCGGAAGGCCAAGTCGGGCCGGCCCGAGGACCGGGTCGAGGTCACCGCGCATGCCGCGCTCGACCTGTGGCGCAAGCCCAACGCCTTCATGCCGCGGCAGGAGTTCGTCGAGACCCAGCAGCAGCACCTCGACCTGACCGGCGAGGGCTGGTGGGTGGTCGCCCGCGACCCGCGGTCCCCGATCCCGCTGGAGCTGTGGCCCGTCCGACCGGACCGCATGGCCCCGGTGCCGGACGCCGAGACGTTCATCTCCGGCTACATGTACACGGCGCCGGACGGGCAGCAGATCGCCCTGAACCTGGACCAGGTAATCCAGCTGCGAATGCCCAACCCGCTGGACCTGTACCGCGGCATGGGCCCTGTGCAGGCGATCCTCGCCGACCTCGACAGCTCCCGGTACAGCGCCGAGTGGAACGCCAACTTCTTCCGCAACAGCGCCCAGCCCGGCGGCATCCTTCAGGTTGACCGGCGCCTCGGCGACGCCGAGTTCGACGAGCTGCGGATGCGCTGGAACGAGCAGCACCGCGGCGTCGCCAACGCCCACCGCGTCGCCATCCTGGAGCAGGCGACATGGGTGGACCGCAAGTACACCCAGCAGGACATGCAGTTCTCGGAGCTGCGAGCCCAGAACCGCGAGGTGATCCGGGAGGCATTCGGGTTCCCGAAGCCGCTGCTCGGCTCCGTCGACGACGTCAACCGGGCCAACGCCGAGGCCGGCGAGCTGGTGTTCTCCCGGTGGCTGATCGTCCCCCGACTGGAGCGCATCAAGGCCGCGCTGAACAACGACCTGCTGCCCCTCTTCGGGCCGACCGCCGCAGGCCTGGAGTTCGACTACGACAACCCGGTACCGGACGACCGGGAACTCGCGGCCACCGAGCTGACCGCCCGCACAGCTGCCGCCGCATCCCTCGTCAATGCCGGGTTCGACCCCGGCGCCGTGCTGTCCGCCGTGGGCTTGCCGGCCATGCCGCACGCCAGGCCGGCCCAGGGCGGCGGGCCATTGCAGCTCGGCGGATAGGCGGCGTCCGGGCCGTGGGCGTACGGGCCGCCCGGTTTCATCGCACCTAACGGCGACCGCGACGAGGAGGCTGGATGCCTGGCAGGCTACGGACCGCTCGGCCCCGTGCCCAGCTCCGCGAGGGCCGCACCGACTGGTACCGGATCACCAACAGCATCGGCGGCGGCACCGCCACCGTGCACATCTACGACGAGATCGGTTACTGGGGCGTGACCGCCTCGGACTTCGTCCGCGAGCTGTCGGCCGTGAACGCCTCCGCGATCGACGTGCACCTGAACAGTCCGGGTGGGGAGATCTTCGACGGCATCGCCATCGCCAACGCCCTGCGTGCACACCCCGCCACGGTGACCACCTACGTGGATTCCCTCGCCGCGAGCATTGCGTCCGTCATCGCCCTGGCCGGTGACCGCGTCGTCATGGCGCCAAACAGCCAGATGATGATCCACGACGGATCGGGCATCTGCATCGGCAACGCCGCGGACATGCGGGAGATGGCCGAACTCCTTGACCGCCAGTCCAACAACATCGCCGAGGTCTACGCGACGAAGGCCGGCGGCACCGTCGAGGAGTGGCGAGCACTCATGACGGCGGAGACCTGGTACACGGCGGCGGAAGCGGTGGCCGCAGGTCTCGCGGATGAAGTTGTCGCCTCATCAACCCAGACTTCAACGGATGACAACTCGTCCCCCACGACTGTGCCTACGGCGCAGTGGGACCTGTCCGTCTTCCGCTACGTCGGCCGCGACGCCGCACCCGAGCCGGTCCTCACCGCCCGCGCCGTCGTCGAGGAACCGGCCGCCGGAACCGAGCCGCACGCCGAGCCGGCCGCCATGGCCCCCGAGGTCTCCCTCGCCGGCATCGAGCCCGACGAGCCGGCCGAACCCGCAGTGGCCGCGGCCCCCGAGGACGTCCCGGAGCCGGCCCCCGCGGTCGACGACTGGGCCAACACCATCGCGCACCTCACCACACCCACGCCGTCCGCTGAGGACGCGTTCCGACGCCTCAGGGAGGCACTGCTGTGACCACCGCCATCCCCGTCCCGAAGAACTCCGCCGAGCTGGCCGAGATGCTGGCCGACCCCGGCCGCCTCGCCCCGGTCCTCGCCAACAAGGAGGCGCTGGGTGAGTTCATCAACGCCTACGCCGAGAAGCAGCAGGGCGACGGCACCGACCTCAACCGCCTCGTGGCGGAGGAGACCCAGCGCCAGCTCGCCAACATGCTCCGCGAGAACGAGCAGAGCAAGGGCGTCAAGGACCGCATCCAGCGCCTCGACCTGAACCCGCAGGCCAAGCGCAACCCGAGCATGCTCACCTCACACCGGCAGGGCACTGCCCACAACCCGCGCGCGGCCGGCGCCCTCCTCGACCAGCACTTCGAGGACGGCGTCGACTACGTGCGCACCATCTGGCACAAGGCCCAGCCGACCGACAGCCTCGCCGAGAAGCTGGCGGCCCTGAGCAACGCGGCCAGTTCTGTCTCCCCGTCGGACGGTGGCTTCCTGGTCCCCGAGATCCTGCGGTCCCAGCTGCTGCAGATCGCCCTGGAACAGTCGGTCGTGCGGCCGCTCGCCACCGTCGTACCGATGGACTCGGCCCGGGTCCCGTTCCCGATGATCGACTCCACCACCAACTCCGGCTCGGTGTTCGGCGGCATGGTCGCCTACTGGGGCGAGGAGGGCGCCGCTCTCTCCGACGCCAGCCCGAAGTTCGGCCGCGCGACGCTGGACGCCAAGAAGCTGACCGGCCTGTCCGCGGTGCCGAACGAGCTGCTGCAGGACAGCATCACCTCGTTCTCCGCGCTCCTCCAGTCCCTGTGGCCGCAGGCGCTGGCGTTCTCCGAGGACGCCGCGTTCATGTCCGGCACCGGTGTTGGCGAGCCGCTGGGCTTCATGGGCGCCGGCAACACCGCGGCGATCGCCGTTGCCGCCGAGGCGGGCCAGGCCAGCGGGACGATCCTCTTCGAGAACATCGTCAAGATGTACTCCCGGATGCTGCCCAGCAGCCTCGCGAAGGCCGTGTGGATCTGCTCGCCGGACGCGCTGCCGGAGCTGTTCACCATGGCACTCGCCGTCGGCACCGGCGGCGGCCCCATCATGGTCACCAACGCCGCCGGGCCCGCGCCCATGACCATCTTCGGTCGCCCGCTCATCGTCTCCGAGAAGGCTGGCACCCTCGGTTCCCGCGGCGACATCTCCCTCGTCGACCTGTCGTACTACCTGGTCGGCGACCGGCAGACCATGACCGCCGACAGCTCCACCGACTACAACTTCGGCGGCGACAAGACCACCTTCCGCATCATCCAGCGGGTCGACGGCCGTCCGTGGCTGAAGTCCGCGATCACCCCGAAGAACGGCGGCAACACGCTGTCCCCGTTCGTCGAGCTTGCTGCCCGCTAACTCCGGCTGGTCGACGCCGGCATCAACACCCCGGCGCCGGCTCACACCCGGGCCGGCAGTGTCGCCCCGGCAGGACACCCCAGACACGAGAGGTACAGCTCATGGCTCAGAAGGGACTCGGCGCGGGCTTCAACAGCAGCCCCGCCGCTGACGGCAAGTGGATCGCGCTGCGCGACGCGGGGGCGGTGGCGTTCCTCTGCTACCTCGGCGGCGCGGCCGGCGACACGTACACCCTCCAGGAGGCCAAGGACTCCGGCGGGACGGGGGCCCAGAACCTGGCCTGCATCACCGAATACCACACCAACACCGGTGACGGCAGCGACGCGTGGACCCGCCGCACCCAGGCCGCGGCAGCGACCGTCGTCACCGCCGCCGCGGCCACCCAGAACGCCATGGTGGTCGAGGTGCTCGGCACCCAGCTCTCCGACACGTACAAGTACGTGAAGCTGACCAGCACCGGCGCAGGCACCGTCAACGCCCTCACCCACGACCTCGCCACTCAGCGCGCGGCCGCGAACCTGCCCGCGATGGGAGCCTGACGTGAGCGTCATCATCCAGGGCGACCAGCTCCGCACCGTCCTCGTCGGCACCAAGGTCGACCGGGCCACCGCGGCCCTGCCGCAGACCGCGCAGGCCGCCATCTTCACCGTGGCCGGCGGCCGGGTGCTGATCACCGGCCTGGTCGGCGAGGTCACCACCGTCATGGGCGCCACCGCCACCACCCTCAAGGTCACCGCCAACCCCACCACGGGCACGGACGTCGACCTCACCTCGGCCACCGCGGTGACGTCGAAGGAAGTCGGCAGCCTGATCACCCTGCCCGGCACGTCCGGCTCGGCGCTCGTAGTGAAGAACGGCGGGGGCGGC